CAAGGCGTAGTGTGCTACCGAGCCGATTACGTCGCCGTTCGAGATAGCCGTTACCGAACACCATGAAGTCGAGCGCCAAGCGCCCGAATTGCGCGCGCGAAAGCAACCGGTGCGGCCGGAACGTCGACGCCAATACGTTCGCTTTGAAGTACAGCGCGGAGCTGTGGTGCGTGCTCGCGCGAAATGACTTCGCAATCCCGTGGAAGCTCACCGGCGGTTCGAACCAATGACCATTCGACCAACATTCAACGTAGTCGAGAATTTCGGCTCGATCCATCACCGGAATCGGGTCATCGAAGGTGAACACTTCGGCACGTGCCGGCGCTGGCGCGACCGGCGCGAGATTGGATAATGCGGCGGCCGTGTGGCGGCCGCGCGTGCGCTTACTCACGAATAAATCTCCATGAAAGATTGAGAATTCAGGCCGCCGCCGTCGAGCGGTTCGCGGTCGATCGCGTGCAGGCACGCCCACGCCAGGTCGGCGTGGCCGGTTTCCTCGGAGCGGTCGGCCGTGTACGTCGCGCGATGGCCGCCGGCCGTAATAGTCTGTTTGATCGCCATGAAGGCGGCCGCCAGGTCTGTCCATCCGGCGTCGAACTGAAAGCGTCCGTTGCGAATCACCGACTGGCCTTTGAGCACCAGGCGGGTTTTGACCTCGGGCGTGTAGTTGATTGCGGTCGCGCCAGGGTAGAACTTCCGGACGAGCTGGTAGACGCCCTGGCCCATGCCGGTTGTGTCGATGCCGATATGCCCGACGTTGTAGCGCAGCGTGACCTGGCGAATCGCTTCGGCCTGGGCTTCGAAGTCGTTGCCGCGGAACTGGTGGCGTTCGAGCACGCGGAACGGGCCTCCTTCGACGCGCGGCGGTGCGATAACGGCCAGACCGGCCGAGTCGCCCGTTAGTGCAGGGTCATAGCCGACCCACACCTCGCGATGGCCGAACGGGCGCAGCAGCAACGGCGAAAAGTCGTCGGCCCATTCTTCCCAGGAGTCGACCATGCAGTTCTGCAGCTCGGTCAGCTTGAACACCGACAGAGAATCGTCGATGAACGCGCACATAAGCAGATTGGCGAATTCCTCGGCGCTGTACTCGCGGCGTAGCTCGTCGATGTCGAACAAGTCGCAGCCGCCCGCCATCGCGTCCAAGATCGTCACGATCTGGCGCCACTGTGCGTCCTTGCACAACATGCCGCGTACGAGCGCTTCGTGGCTCGTATCGATTTGAACGCGATCGCCGGCCGCGCGGCCACGGTTCGCGTGCGCACCGCTCCAGAACGCGAACGCCTCATGCATCACGCTGGACGGCGTGCTGAAGTACGTCTTGCGCCAGCGCTTGTGCATTGCCATACCGGATGCGACCTTGTTCAGCTCGCGGAACTTCGGTACCCAGAAATACTCATCGAAATAGAAGTTTCCGTGGTACGACTGCGCCGTGCGTGCGTTCGTCCCCAGGAAGTAGAGGATCGCGCCGTTCGGGATAGCAATCGGATCGCCGGTCAGCTCAACGTCGGCAGCGTCACGCGCGAACTGCGTGATGTACTGTTTGAACACGTGCGCCTGGGCCTTACTGGCCGACAGGAAAATCTGATTTCGGCCGGTATCGAGCGCGTCGACGAACGCTTCGCGTGCGAAATACCAGGTTGCGCCGATCTGCCGCGACTTCAGAATGTTCCGCGTGCGCTGGTCGCCGTTTCGATACCAGACCTTCTGGTAGTCGAACAGCGAATCACGGAACGCCTCAACGATGCGTTTGTGCTGTTCCTCGGTGATTTCGTTGCGGACGGGCTTACGCTTCGGGCCTGCGCCACGGCCGGCAACCTTGGGATTCAGGTCGCTTTCCTTGCCGCTGCCTTCATAGTTGCGCACGCGCGCCAGGCGTTCGAGCACGCGGCCCAGCGCGTCCATTTCCTTGTAGTCGCCGCCGTCCTTCTTTTCCTTCTCGATGAGCACGACCATGCGCGCTTCGGCTGTCGCCGCGACCCGCTCCTGGGCTGTCGCCTCTTTCCATTGCTCGCGCCGACACCATGACGCGACGGTGGCGTACTTCAGTTCGAGATGACGCGCGATCGATGACACGCGCCAGCCCTGCCAATAGAGCGAGCGCGCGATCTTTCTAACGTCCTTTTCGCGTTTGGAATGGTCGGTGGTTTCGAGCATCCGGCAAGGGTAGGGCGACGCGCGCGCGCGATCACGCCGAACGCGCTGTACCCGCGAGCGCAACGAACACCGCTCGTTGAGCGCGCGACGCTGAACGCCGAATATGAGAACCACGCTCAATCAACCACGGTTCGAAACCTCTCTATGCCGAAATCGAAATTTTTCCGTGTCGCAGTGGCCGGCGCGACCATCGACGGCCGCGAAATCAAGCCCGAATGGCTGACGCAGATGGCAAAAAACTACGACCGAAATCTGTACGGCGCCCGCGTCAACCTGGAACACGTTCGCGGCGTGACGCCGCTGTCGGCTACCACACCATTCGGCTCCTACGGGGACGTGATCGCGCTGGACGCTCGCGTTATCGACGACGGCCCTCTCAAAGGGAAGATGGCGCTGTTCGCGCAAATCGACCCGACCGACGACATGGTCGCGCTGTCGAAGAAGCGCCAGAAGATCTACTCGTCGATCGAAGTGAATCCGTCGTTCGCGGATACCGGCGAGGCGTACCTGGTCGGCATTGCAGCGACCGACACACCGGCGAGCCTTGGCACCGAAGCGATTCAGTTCGCTGCGCTGCGTTCCAGCAATCTGTTTTCGGAAGCGCATGAAACGACGATCGATTTCGAAAGCACGCAAGAACCCGGCGGCCGCAGTCTGCTGGCGCACGTGAAAAGCATGTTCGCGAACAGTCGCACGGGCGACGAGAAGCGCCTGCAGGAAATTCAAAGTGCCGTCGAAGAAGTGGCGAAGTTCGCGAGCGAGCAGTCGGGCGAGCTGCGCACCGCGCTCGCGAACGCCGAGCAACGCGCGACTGCCGCCGAAAAGAGTGCTGCCGACGCGCTGTCGGCCGTCGAAAAGCTGACTGAAACGCTCGCGGCAACCGACAAGAGCCAAACGTTCAGGCCGAAGTCGACCGGTGGCAGCGGCGAAACGGTCACGGATTGCTGATCGTCAAATCTGATCCACGGAGAACAACCACATGCAGAAACTCACGCGCCTGGCGTACGAGCGATACGCCGCGCAAATCGCGAAGCTCAACGACACGACCGATCCGTCGACAAAGTTCGCGGTCGATCCGACCGTGCAGCAAAAGCTCGAATCGAAGATGCAGGAATCGAGCGCGTTCCTGAAGAAAATCAACGTGCTGCCCGTGACGGAACGGGAAGGCGAAAAGGTCGGCCTGAATGTCGGTCGTCCGATCGCAAGCCGTACCGACACGACGAAAGGGCCGCGCAAGCCGATCGATCCGACTGCGCTCGAAAGCAACGGTTATCGTGCGGAAAAGACCGACTTCGATACGGCAATCCCGTACGCGAAGCTCGACGCCTGGGCAAAGTTTCCCGATTTCCAGACCCGCATCCGCGACCTGATCCTGACGCAGAACGCGCTCGACCGAATCATGATCGGCTGGAACGGTACGAAGGTTGCGCCGGAAACCGATCGCGACGCGAACCCGCTGCTGCAGGACGTGAACATCGGCTGGCTGCAACAGTACCGAGCCAAAGCAGCGCAGCGCGTGCTGCATGAAGGCAAGCAAGTCGGCAAGGTGACGGTCGGCAAGGGCGGCGACTACGCGAACATCGACGCCCTGGTGATGGATATCGTGTCGTCCATGATCGACGCCTGGTTCCAGGAAGATACGGGCCTGGTCGTGATTTGCGGCCGCGATTTGCTGCACGACAAGTACTTCCCGATTGTGAACGCCGACCAGGCGCCGACCGAACGTCTCGCGGCCGATCTGATCGTGAGCCAGAAGCGCATCGGCAATCTGCCTGCGGTTCGTGTGCCGTTTTTCCCGAAGGGCGCGCTGATGGTGACGAAGCTCGAAAACCTGTCGATCTACTACCAGGAAGGCGGCCGCCGGCGCACGCTGAAGGACGTTCCGGAGCGCGATCGCATCGAGAACTACGAATCGTCGAACGATGCGTACGTGGTCGAAGATTTCGGTTGCGGTTGCGTGGCCGAAAATATCGAGCTGGTGACGGCATGACGATCAAGACGCCGGCCCGGATGCATTTCGAGCGCGTGAGCGCCGCACGTGCAGCGGCTGCGGCCGCA